GAATGGGGAAAAGGTCTTTCCATTTTCTGATATTAATTCGATGGATTCGGAATTTCATAATTTGATGCCTATAGAAATCGCTGCGGGTGAACTTCTTCAGATCGAAGCAAAGTCGAGAAATGCTGATTATAAGGGCATTGTGATCTTACAGGAACTCGATGTAATTGAGATGCGGTAAAACCTTAAAGGTTTGCGATAGGTAAGTTTTATAAGGTTTGAAACTAAATATAATGTATGTACGTTCCAGTGAAACCAAGGATTGCAAGAATAAAAAAGATATGTCCAAGTTGCGATATAGAATTTGAGGTTTTGCCTTGTCATATTGATAGAAAATATTGTTCTAATAAATGTGTTGGTATAGCAAATCGTGGTGACAATAATCCAGCAAAACGACCAGATAGTCGAAAGAAGATAAGTGATTCATTAATGGGTCATGATGTATCGGAAGAAACTCGTGAGAAATTGCGAGTTTCTCATATTGGTTTATGTTCTGGTGATAAAAATCCATCTTGTAATCCAGATATTGCTAAAAAGATAAGTAATTCTTTATTGGGTCATGAAGTGTCTGAAGCTACGAGGCAAAAGATTCGCAAAAATCAACCCGATACTTCTATGGAAAATAATGGTAATTGGAAGGGCGGTATATCGTTTGAACCGTATTGTCCGAAGTTTGATGAAAAGTTGAAAAAACAAATTCGAGATCGGTATGATAATTGCGATTTTATAACGGGTTTGCATGTGAGTGTTTGTAATGTTATAAAAGGTAAGGTTCATAAATTATCTGTTCACCATGTCGATTATAACAAAATGCAAGGTTGCGATGATTACGGATGGCGATTAATACCCGTATCGAGAAAGCATAATTCTATGTTCAATGCAAATAGATCATTTTGGGAACGACTGATTTGCTATGCATTTGAGTATGATGAAACTTATTACAATAATGAAATCAAAGATATATTTATAAATTAGGAGATAACATGGCTTATAATAATGGGTATAATAATGGAAATCAGGTTGGTCAAATGGCTCAGTTAGTGCCGACTCAGTGGGGTTACTATTCTTATAGTCCATTACAGGTTGTAGATCCTTATACTGATCCATCGAAAACTCTAAAAGCAATTTGGACTGAAGCGTGGTGGTTAAATCCGCCTTTCGGTCTTCCAAGATCGGATATTGATTATCAAGAACTCGCACCGTATGAAGACAACGTTTATATTAAGCTCGTTGTTAATCATATTGTTGATTCTATTGTACAGACAGATTGGGATATTGTCGGTGTTGATGATTCTAAAGAGCCACCGGAAGTTATGATTAAGGAAGTTACAGATTTCTTTGATGGTAGGGAATGGATGGAGAGTTGGGAATCGGCATTAAGACGGATGTTGCCTGATTTACTTCTTTATGATGCTGGTGTTTTGATAAAAGTTTTCGCAAAGAAGGATTATGATGAAGAAGGGAATCTCAAAAATGATAAAGCGAAGCCAGTTGAAATAATAGCAAGAGACGGTAGGTCATTTTTGAAAGACCAAAGTATATTTGGTAAAATTATACGATTCTGGCAATATTCATGGGTTGGAATGCAGGGAAAACCAATTTCCTTCGATGTTAATGAGATCGTCTATTTGCAGATGCGCCCAAGGTCGCGTAGTCCTTATGGAACAGCAAATCTCCAAATTGTTAAGGATGTTGTGGATTATCTCACCGCAACAATCACCGCCCAGAGAAAATTTTTCGAGAATGGTATGTTTCCGGGTGGTTCAATCGATTTCGCGGACGTAGTGGACGTAGATGAGCTAAAGAAGCGCGCTCAGGTAATGAAAGAGCAATTGAAAGGCGAAAACAACACGAATAAATGGTTGATTACTTCTGGTGGCACTAAAGTTTCCCCAATCCAAACAACTTCTCAGCAATCTCAATGGATACAGGGCAGTGACCATCTGGCAAGGATTATCTATGGAATTTTCAAAGTTCCGGCATCAGAACTTGGATTTACGGAAGGTACTAATCGAGCGACGGCAATTCAATCGAGTTCTACGTATAAAGTCAAAGGTGTTCAAACCATTCTAAGACTTCTCGAAAACTATATTAATCGCGAGATAATTTGGCGACATTTTAGTACTGATGTTAAATTCACATTTGATCGATCACTTGATTTACAGGATAAGAAGATTCGTTCGGATATAGATCACGTCCAAATAACTGACGGTATTATCACAATCAACGAGATCCGTAAGCGTGACGGTCTTGATGAATTTGCTGATGAATTCTTTAACGCGCCATTTGCGGCTGATGTTGCTCGTGAAAAGATAATGGCAGGCGGTGAAGAAGAGGGTGGAATGCCATCCGAGGAGGGCGAAGAACCCGAGGCGATGCCAGGTGAAGACCAACTGGAGGAGTTGAAGAGACTCGCGAAGAAGCCGAAAAGATCGAAAAGGCGGTTAGTGTTGGTGCAGAATCTGGTGAGCCAGGATATGCTATGACACCAGTTGTTGTCGATTCTAAAAAGAAGAAGAAACAAAAGCGAGATGAAGAGAAACTCGAAGAAGAAACCGTAAAAGATCTCAAAGATTGGTCGGACGGTGAACGAATTGAGATCGAAAAGAAACTTGAGCAACTCTATAGTGAGTGATGTGACATGACATGCACGAGTGATAGACGTCACGAACAATTACAGATCATCGTATTGCCTGCGATGATTTGATTTTACATTTTTGTAGGTGATAAGGAATGCCAATATGGGATATAATACCAACTTGCGATGACCTGATGTCATGTTATACATTGTGCGGATTCACGATATTCGCATCGGCAGGGTTTCTTGCATTCACGATCATGTTCAAATGGTCGTCAAACGAGAACCGCAGACTCGAGAAAAACGAGGAAGATGATGTCAAAAGGCTTGAAGATCATATTAAAAATCTCGAATCTGCGATCAATGGACATGATGAATATATTGATGATACAAATGATGTTTTGAACAAGATACAATTAGAACTTGCAGTGCAACAAAGCTCGCAGGTAGCTATAAAAGCGGATATAGCAGAAATAAAAGCGTTGATAGGAAAGATTAATGATACACTCATGGAAATGAAGCGATAATATGGAGAATTCCAGAATGTCTGACGAAATTTTATCCAAAGCCGAGCTTGCCTTGATAGACAAGATCATTGGTGCTTTAGGTTTATCGTCACTACGTAATTTACTTTGGGAGAAGGTTGAACGAGCATTCAGATTTACGTTCAAAAATACTCAAGTCAACTATGGGTTCACGCATGCGACTCCGGATCCACTTGCACTGAAATATTTGAAAGAACGAGTGTTTATTCTTTCGGATAGGACACGAGATCGTCTCAGTGGTAATTTGCGGTGGGAACTACTTGAAGGAATAAGAAATACCGAGAGCATAACCGATATCAAAAAGCGATTAGACGGGATATTTACGGGAATGCATGATTACGAGATCGAACGCATTGCTCGGACTGAGACGTTAAATGCGATGGCAGAGGGTAGATTCCAGGCAAATGTTCAATCTGAGATTGCGAATTATAAACAATGGAAAGCTGCGATGAAGAATGCTCGAACAGCTGCTGATTCAAAGCGACTCAATGGTCAAATCCAGAAGATTGAAGATCCATTCGTGGATCCAAAAACCGGCGATACTTGCATGCATAATCCGAACCGTTCAAATTGTCGGTGTACTGTTTTGTATTTGCGAAAGTTACCGCCCAATATAATCCATAAGGGCGGGCAGATGTATAATGCTGATGAAGTTCAAAAGATCGAGTTTGATATTGGATCGTTAAGCAAAGGCGAAAAGGAAAGGTCATTACAGAAAAATCAAGGGAGCTAAATAATGGTCGTAAAAAAGCGTGGCAATAAGTGGTGTACTATTCATTGTACTGGTCCGAAGAAAGGCGAACCTATTGCTTGTTTTCCGACGAAGGTTGAGGCTGATACACAACATCGCGCTATCGAAGCAAATAAGATCGAGTTTGATCTCAGTTCATTAAATGGAGTTGATTAAGATGCCAGCAGGAAAAGAAGCAATAACGCCGGAAACGTTTGATGAGGATGATTATGCGAATAACTTAATTGATAAAGAAGGATACTCTGAAGTGACAGCAAGAATGCTTGCGAAGAAGAAGAAAGAATCGTTTGAAGCCAAGAAGATAGAGATTGATCTTGGATCTCTTGCAAAGGACGATTTTAAGTGGAAAATGAGTGATGAACATTTGTCTCCAGAAGAACGAAAGAAACGTCAAGAGCAACGAGATAGACGGCAGAAAGAACGTGCAGTGCATCGAGCAGTAAGGCATAAGCAACACGAAGAAGTTGAAGAAGGAATACCTGAAGGCAAATGAGCAGAACACGACGGTGGTGGCATAAACCAAAGAGTGCTGCGTGGTTAAAGGCATATGATTATTATTTTCATCCGTATAAAGTATTGAATCCTTGTTGTTATAGTCACGAAAGTAAGTTTGTGCGGACGAAGATACATCGTGCATATCGACGGTGTAACAAAGTCCGAATTGCGAAAGGTATGGATGCGATAGTTGAACGAAAGACAAATGGATGGAATACTTGGTGATCTAAAACCTTTAAGGTTTTAAAAGATTGAGGTTTATAAGGTTGTAAATTAAATATGATGCATGACTGAAGAATTGCCGTTTTGTGTTTGTGGGTGTGGTGAGACTTATTATAATATTAAACAAATAAACATATACGAGGAGATTAAATGGAAACAAACAACGGAGGTGATTTTGAATATGTTTTAGGTCTACAGAAGATCGAAACTGATTCTGAAGATCATCTCATTATAGCCGGAATGGCTACAACTGAGACGATGGATCATGATTCCGAGATTGTGGATATGGAATCTGTACGTTCTGTTTGGGATTCGTACATGTCTAACCCTGTGATAAAATTTTATCACGGGAAAGATGCTCGGAATCCTGACGCAATAGGCAAAGTGATCCCTGAATATACAGATAAGGCAGGAAAGACTTGGAAAACTGAGATTACCGATCGTGGTCCTTTTATTGTTGCGAAGATTAGTAATGCACCTGACACGGAATCTATCCGTAAGAAAATTGCGGAAAAAATGCTTTCCGGTTTGAGCATAGGAGGTCGTGCCAAAAGGGTGAAGGAGTACTCTCACGCCTTAGGTAAGGACATCAATAGAGTTATAACAAATCGGATATCTGAAATTTCAGTTGTGGATCTCCCGGCAAATCCTGATTCATTTTTTAATGTTCTAAAAAGTGCTTGTATTGGAGATCAATGTAGTATCAAAAACGATCAAAAATCCTCAGAACTTATAACGATGGAAGCACCTGAAGGGTGGGCACCAGACAGCACCAATGACACCGAAAAAATGCAATCGGTTGAGGAAGATATCGAAAAACTTGAACGGGAGAACATCGAACTCCAAAAACAAATCGATGAATTACAATCACACACCCGTCCAGATAATGAGGAGGTGGTGGTGAAAAATACAGACAAAAACCCAGGAGGTAAACATATGGAACAAGATGGAGAAATCGTCAGGTTTGCGCCTGAAGAACTCAAGGATTTCATCAAAGGCACAATAACAGAAGTTGCCAAAGAATCTGTAATTCTTGAGAAGGCGGATGACTACGACAGATTGCTCTCTGAGACGAAGGATCTCAGAGCGAAGATAGAAGCACTTGAAGCGCAGGTAACTTCACAGGCGAAGGCACTACAGAACCAGACGCAGACAACTATGAAGAATGAGGATGCGGGTGAAACTGGTGATGTAGGAGAATTGGAATCTGGCGATACTGGAGATATCGAGAAGTCAGAACTGATTGCGAAGCTGGAAGCCCGGCTGAAGGCAGTCGAAGAATCACCACTATATAAAGCGACGCAAGGAGACGGTGATGATATGGATGAGAAGGATAAGAAGAAGACAAAGAAAGGTCACCTTGCAAATATCGTAAGTGAATCTTTCGGAACGGGAGGGAAAGACTAAATGGCAGCAATATGGGGTGGAAGCCAGGAGATCGATTCAGAATCGTTGTATAAGGCATCGTTCGGTGATATACCGGATGAGAGCGTTTATGACGACGGATTCGGCAAGATCGAGATGATGGTTGACGATGCGGGTGATTTGGTTCTCGAAAACCAGATGCTACACAAAGCAGTGAACGTCGGTGCGGCAAGTGGCGCTGCGGGCTATGCACTCACACCGATAGTATGGGATGCTGATGTCGTAGATGTTACTCGCAGACTAACGCCTTTGCTCACATTGATTCCTAAAGTGACCAACAAGGGCAAGGTTGCTCAGTACTACCGAATAACGGCTCGTGGTGCAGCCAATTGGGGTGCTGAAGATCCTGCTCTGGCGGAAACTGACGATACCAAAGAGGAAGCGAGCACGTCTATTCGATATGCGCGTGTCACAGGTAGAGTTACAGGTGTAGCTCAGATTGCTGGTGCTCACTTTGAATCATCAATGCAGCGTGAAGTGATCAACAAGACGCAGTCAATGAATGAACTCCTGGAAGAAGCTCTTCTTGTTGGTGAGAATGCTACGAACCAGTATCAGCCGGATGGGTTGCAGACGCTCCTGACCGCGAACACGGACAATGTCGGTGCAGCTGTTGCTCTTTCAGATGTGAAGAAGCTTGTGAATGACTGCTTCGTGGACAAAGGTGCTCCGAATCTGATGATCACGGATCCATACACGGCAGAGGCTCTCATCGAGCAGCAGATGGACTATGTGAAGTACATTGATCCTAATGTCACGATTGCTTGGGGACTTCAGGTGCCGAGTATTCAGACTGTTGTCGGTCGAATACCTATCCTCGTAAGTCAGTTCATGCCTATTGCATCTGGCGATCGGAGATTGTTCTGTATAAACACATCATTTATTCAACGCAGGGTGCTCCAAGACATAACTTTCGAACGTTTAGCGAAGACTTCTGACAGTGAGAAATTCCTTTTAAAGACGTATCAGACTGTTATAAACAAATTCCCCGAAGGAATGGGGCAATTATACGGAATCACTGACTAAAGGAGGTAGAAAGATATGGCAGCAGCAGAAATGACTGAGACAACTTATGATGTCTCACCAAACCTTGGAACGAAGATACTCAAGTTCAAGTTCACGGGAGTGACCACAGCTGATTGGGTCATATTTCCCGATCCTGTAGGAGCTTGCTACGCAATTCTACCGACCGGTGCCCAGTCAACTGTAGCGTATGCAGTTGGAGCGGTACATACGGGTGGGATAACAGCGACAGATACAGAGATGGTATATGATGGCGTGACAGCTGAGCAGATGCCAACATCAGGATACCTTATGATAGGGACTGAAATCGTAAAGTATTCGGGTACAACGAAGTCACTTACAACGGGTACAGCTACACTCGATGCGAGAGGGTGTTTCGGAACAACGGCAGCAACGGCATCGGATGGTGATGCGTTCTATATTCTGAATACATTGATATTCGCTCTCGGTACTGTTGGACTTGTGCGTGGAACGGCGGACGTTATAGGGGAGTGAATCTCCTCTATTCCTTTATAAGGAGGTATCAATATGGTAGATACAATAAGGATAAATCCGAATCACTACAGTGACTTTCCGAAAGGCATTAAGCTTGACGGGACTCTCGTAACAGCGACGGCGGCAGAGATTAACGCTGGTGTGCTTGGCGGGGTGGCATCAATGACAACGGATGCCACCGCAGCTTCAGGGACATGTGGAGTTCAACTCGTGTTTAAGGATGCAGCGGGAGTTATAATGGCAGTTCCAACGAGTGGAATGTTGTATATCAGTGAGGTTGCGACGGGTTTGACGAACGATCCAGTTGATGGTCTTGCCGTTCTGACGAACGGAGCACTGGACGAACTTGTCACTGGTGGAGCATCGATATACACGACTGATGCAGTAGGAAAACTTGGCGTGACGATTACACATTCTGGGGCAGATTCGTTTTGGATTGTTGTGGTGTTACCGAACGGAAAACTGCTTATATCCGATGAGTGTGTAGTGAATTCATGATGGGAGTAATCCCATCTATTTTTATTTTATTAGGAATTACAATTATGAATGAAGATGAAAAAAAGATAATAGCAAGATTTGAAATCAATGCTCGCCCGGTTGATCGAGTAGCTTATATTATGGCGAGAGAACAACTTGGAGTATTGCAAGATATTCGTAAAGATATTGATAAAGTTCGCAAAGAAGTCGTTCAATTACGTGCAGAAGTTAAGAAGGAATTAACAAAGCGAATAGACGACGGTAAATGAAATTATGAAACGAATGGAGTGAATAAGCATGGGAAATTCTACATATACCGAACCTG